ATTTCATAGAAGGTATACATCCGATAACGGAAAGGACTATCTATTATCTTACGGATCAGTATAGCGAGCGTACGACCATGGAGAAGTTATCCAAGGAAATACCGGTATATAAGACAGCCAGAGGCATGACGTCTGTCGGGAATCGTCTTCTTCAATACGGCTTGACCGTGGAGAACGAATGGAATTTACAGCCGGTAGTTAACTTCTTGGGACATTTTGTTAAATGGCAGACATCCATAGCCACGGAGAATTTGTATAAAGACGGTGTGGCTTGCTCTAAATACGCCTCTTTCATGCGTGACGAGGTATATCCGTTGGGTATAAGATTCTTTACCAATACAGGATATAGGACAGCTAGATTCCCGCTTATCCCTCGTCCGGCCACAAGGGAGGAGATGGAGGTCATCGTTGACGAGGATGGTAACTCTGAAGATTTGTCGGCGGCGTCGGTATTGGAGAACAACCCGCAGTGCGCCGGGAACAGCCGCCGTCATCTTTGGCAGTTTAAGAATACGGCAAAGATCATAAACGACCCGTCTTGGGGATTTGATGATTTTGGAGGAGAATGCAAGAATCAGCTAGATGTCAAACAACTCAGATATGTAGAGCAGGAATATGCCACGGTAGGAGAGACTCAATTCGTTATCAACACGATGGGGGAAGATGTTACGGTAGATGATGCTATTGATTATATTGCTGATAATATAGAGAATCTGTGTGATATCATAGAATCTAATGTAGGTATTACCGACGAGTTATGCGCTGCTATATCGTTGCCGGAGGATCAAGACGGTATAAAGGCTCCCGATTTCCCTAGTGGATGTGATGATATTGAGAGGATAGAGACCAGGACTATATTGGATAAAAACTCTTTGGTGGATTCTAGGATTGATTTTACATATAAGCTGGCTAGTGATTATGTGGAGACCGAGCCTACTACATTAATACAAAGTAATGCCGAGTCACAAAGGAAGTTCTCTGTATTGTGTGATTTCGATAATTATTCCAGTGGAGGTAAGAATATCATAGATCTGGTTCAGGAATGGCTGGATGGTCAGGATGAGGATAAATTCCCGTCTGATATAGACTCCTCCGCCTTGGTCTTGTGTCAGGATATGTCTAATGTCCGGCAGTTATATGATGAGGGTATATGTACTAATGGGTGTTCGGTAGGTGATCCTCACGTGAATCCTACTATTAACGATGTTCAACTTCCTACATTCCAAGGGGGTAGGTCATTGGGTAAGTGCACATATTTGTATCAATATCCCGGATGGGAAGGAAAGAAGCATACGGAGACGATGCTTGATCAGTTAATGGATACGATGGAGGCTTATTTCCCCCAATATGAGAGTCAGTTTGGTATCGAGAACGCCATGTGTCTTTTTGGCGATGGTGATAATTCTAAGTTTAATACCGGTATAACTACTGACTGGGAAGGTCGTGTGTCTATGCAGAATGATATTGACGCCAAGACCAATTGGTTCGGTAGAAGCAACTTGACTTATTTCAAGTTCTATCCACATGTATCCTCATACGCCAGATGGGTGGAGTTGGATTACGAGAAATACATAAGTGGTTTATCCGATCCTGATAACGGTATTATGTATATAGAGATGATGGGTAACTATAATTATCCGATCGGTGACTCATCATCATACAACAAGGTTCGTATAACGTTTTTCTCGGACAAGGAAGGTACCGTGGCTCCTAATCCTTTGGCTAATGATGCCAAGAAAGGTGTTATAGTGAATTACGTGGATCATAAGATATTTATGATGCCAAAGTACTTGTTCTGGAATGATGACAAGACTACTTTCCATAAGATATATGTTTGCATCGAGCCTGCGGTATGCGTGTTCTTCACCGGTTTCGCCATGAGGCAGGACATGAAGGAGCTTGCCGGATTCTATACGGCCGGCACCGCCATCTTCCCCGCCCCGTTCTGTTTTGGCATTCGGCCACTGGAGGTGAAATACGTATTCTTCTTTACAAAAGAACTGAAATTAAGGAGATTTGTCACTTATGAGGCAAAATGTATATCATGCGGTGATAAGCCCGCTGATTGCGCTCCCAGACCATATCAGTATGGTGATTTCGGATATTGGGAGTCTACCAATAAGTATCCGGCTAATTTTGAGTTGTATGATTCAAGTAAGATCGGGATATCATCGGGAGGATCAAAGAGGAAGGATATAATAGATTCTTTGACGAAATACTATGGGTCTCCTAAATCTGTTGGGGGTAAGTCTTACTTCACTGGTAATGGGGATAACGCTGAGTACCCTAATACGTCAACCACATTTTGTCAGAAACCTATACGTCATTACAAGTTCCCGGATAACTCTGTCGCTCCTTTTATGGGTAATCCGTCTCAACTGACCGGTCAATATGGAGTTGACTCCTATATTTATCCTATGGGGGTGATGCTTGATGATGATATCGTTAATGAGTTTCTGGATATAGCGGTAGAGAATGGTCTTATAGATAAGGCTAGACGTGACTCTATAATCGGATACGAGCTATATCGTGGAGATAGGACCTTGGATAAGAGTGTTATTGGTACAGGTCTGGCTTATGATATGTTTAAGTACGATGATCCCGACGGATCGGCTAACCTTTATCCTAATTATCCTTACAACGATTTGTCCGATGATATGTATATCTATAAGGATATTAATCGTGAGAATTTTATAACGCATCCGTTTAATAGGAAGGGTAATATCTGGTATTCATTCTTAAGCCCTGATATTGCCTTCAACAAGCCTGATGCTCCCACTGAGTGCCTTGTTGATGGTTATCAATTAGGTAAATCCTCTGGTATATTCAGGGAGGTGGAGGATCACCCTAAATGGACGATATTAGGAAGTAAGGCTTATAGTATGGCAACGTCATTGGCTACGGTGGAGGCTATGGCTAATTTAATATCTGCCATAGCTGAATATACATATCAATCGGCGTCCCAACAATATGTCGGTGGGGGCATGATGTTTTTGGCCAACCCGGTGGGTATAGCTCTGACGGCTATCCGTCTGGCTACAGGTATCGCCAAGGCTACCTCCCAGTCTGTCGTGGATATAGGGAAGTACAGGTATCAGTGGTTAACGGCCTTGATAGATAGGGGACCTAGATGGAATTACGCTTATTATTATACTTCTGTCGCTCATTATAATCTATTTTACCAAAAAACAGGGGCATCAGAGTTGCGTGGATTATCTACGGCTAAGTATATTAAAAGCGGATTGTATCCGGTAACGGATATCTCATCACAAGGGAAGGTAGTAGGCGGTAAGCCTATAGTTGTAAATAATCTCGATCGTGAGCATTCGTTATTTATGTCGTTTGGCATGGATAAGTATATGCTTGAATATCCGGAATTAGTATCAAGTTATGATACCAGTCGTATTCAGGATGAGTGTAATATTCGTAACGATGAGGTGGCTGGAATGACGCCTCATTTTATGACACGTGAATCTTTTGTGTCTTGTCCTTATATGAGGATAAAGAAATATTCTCCGGCTCAATACGGACAGATAGAGGATATCAGATGGGTATCGTTAGGTGGTTGCGGGTTGATGGATGAGGATAAGCGTAAACCTGTTTTTGGAGGTGATGTGTTTATATCCAGATTCTCGCTTAAAAGAAAAATGCCTATGTTTTACTTGACCCAGTTTGGTCAGGGAGATATGATACCATTCCCTTATTACGATTATCGGAACATCGGGTATCCCCATTATTTCGTTAATTACGATACCGGGGAGGATTATCTTAATAAGACTGACACGGATACTGGATCGCTATATTCGTTCCCTAGCCGTAAGAGTGCTTATGAGATGGCTTGCAAGACCGGAGATATGTATCTTAGTGGTCGTTTCTTTCTGTATTTTTACGGCATACCTCAGTTTCTAGTGGAGTCTGAGATTAATTGTAATTTCCGTATAGCTGGGCCTGAGCCTTATGAGGGATTCTATCCAGAAGTAGGGGATTATATATCATGGACCCAAGAGCGTAATGTCCCTATATCAAGGGATAATGTGTTTAAGATGAGTCCTGTGTACAAGAATCGTTTTACGTTAGGTGGCAGGTCGTTGCCGGAGACATATGATAGTAATTTCTGGGACTGCGCCTACCAAAGACCCAACGGTGTCATATGGAGCACCGCCGACGTTTCGGAGAACGGCATGACCGATCCTTGGCTGTCTTATAAGCCCATGGATTATCATGAGTTCAAGACCTCGTTCGGGAAACTTATAAGCATGAAGGGGATAGAGTCGGATCAGATACTGGCTCGCTTCGAGAATCAGGTAGGGTTGTATAACGCCATAGACGTGTTGGCGGAGAGAATATCCCCGGAGAATAGTGAGCTAGGTACAGGTGGTCTTTTCGCCTCTCGTGGTATCGAGTATAATAATACGACGTTAGGATATTCCGGAACCCAGAGCCGGGATATGATCAGTTGTGAATTTGGGCATTTTTGGGTCGATTTAAGGCGTGGTCAGGTATTCAAGGTAGATTCTAATGGTAGGAATCTTACGGAGGTCACACCGGGGCTTAGAAACTGGTTTAAGGAGCATATTCAGATGAAGATCATCCGTAGCCGGATATATAACGCCGATACGGATGCTGAGCTGTCTTATTATGATATCGATAACAAGTTCTTTGGTATAGGTCTGTCCATGGGTTGGGATAATCGTTTCAAGAGGGTATTGATAACCAAGAGGGATTACATACCGGTAGGGAATCCAAGCGAGTACCAATTCCGTGGCGGCCGGTTCTACAGGAACGGGCAGGCGGTGGAGCTTTCGGACACCAGCCATTTCACGGACGTCTCGTTCACCGTTGGATATAATTGTTTGAAGGGTGAGTGGAAATCATATCTATCATACACCCCTGACTATTATATCGAGCACCAGCATTATTTCCAGTCTGGTAAGAACTATTCTAACGATAGTCGGGAGGTGGGATTGTGGTCACATGGCTTAACCAATCAATCTTATCAAGTATTCTACGGTAAGTTATATCCGTTCGTCATAGAGGTACCTGTCCGTGAGCAGTATGTGAATAAGATCCTCACGAACTACCAATATCGGATGGATGCCAGAAGGTATCAGGATGAGGTTAATTATCAGGTTAGAAGAACAACTGGATTTAATAAGGCATGGTTCTATAACGATACCAACAACAGTGGAGAGCTTAGGATGACCATCGCCGATAAGAACGACATGAGCCAGCGCCTAAGATATCCTATAACTAACGACGATAGCCGTGAGATATTGGTGACGGAGGTCGATCAGAAGATAAATATAAACGACTATTTTAATGAGGTTAAAGACGATACTAATAACCTACCGGTATGGGTCAAGGATGTCAACGACATAGACCGGGTGGTGGAGCCTAGGGCTATCGACTATCACCGGAGGTGGCGTGATCGTCTTCGTGGCGATTGGTTCTTGGCTAGGTTCGTGAATGACATTGAGAGCCGGTTCAAGATGATAGTGCGTTGGTTTAGTAACGATGAGAAAATTTATTAGTTATTAACATATAGGGGAGAATATTTGTTCTTCTCTTTAATACTTTAAGATAGTATGGAAGATTTTGCTGGTAAATACAATGGCGAGCAGATAGATCAGAAGCTCGACAAGGTCAAGAACATGGTTGGCGCCACGGCGTCTGAGGCTGGGGAAGCGGGACTGGTCCCTGCCCCGGCGAAGGGGGATGATGGTAAATTCCTTTGTGGGGATGGCACATATAAATCTCCTTGTGAGATAGAGTGCGTAAAAGGTATGATTGAGGATGTGGATGAGCTAAAGATGTTAAATTCGCATGATTATTATGTCGCTGGATGGGTAGATGGCGATCTCGCTCCTAACGCTGTTGAGTTCCATGGGGACAGGGAATTTGCCAATAAATGGAATGTATATCTATTGGATACGACGGATAACGCCAGGGAAACCACCACTCCTGTCGGGAAGTTGATGAGGGGTAATTTGTTGAGGTTCGAAAACGGTGATTATGCTCCTACGGTTGGTATCACGGAGGATATGAGATCCCAATGTGATGTCGATTTGTACACCGACATCTCCGCTTCTTCTTTGGCTTACGCCGCTGGATCGTATGATGCGGTAGCTGAATGGGAGATAGACAAGGGTCTGATACAGTCCGGTTCATCTCCGAGGGTTTTGTATGTCGCGTCAGGGCAGGCGGTATCCCATAAGCTTCGGCCGTGGGAGACGACCGAGACCAAGTATTCTATTGGCATGGGTCGAGATGAGACGGTATATGTCCTTGATAATATTGTCGGTGACTCAGGGAAGGTGTGGGCTGGATTATTCTCCAAACCTATCGTATGGGATGGAATAGACGTATCCAAATATCCTCTTCGTCCAACAGCGTACACCCCATGTCCGGTCGTTACGATAGACAATAAGACGAGATGCTTCTTTTATGCTTACGAGGCTGGAGACGCTAATTGCAGAAGTCACTCCGGTGTTAACAATACATGTCAGATGTTCGTGAACGGTCGTACGTATCCAAGGACGGTTGACATGAATCAGATAAATAACATGTCATGGAGCAGGGCTAACAACGCTGATCCAGACAAACCATATCCTTTCGCTGAGGGAGGTTTTCATGCTCTTAATGCTTATATAATTTCTCAAGAAATATATTACGGGAGAAAGGATATACATAATGTTAATATGTTTGGATCTGGTATATCGTCCAATGATCCATGTGATTCTGAGAGCGCATGGAAATCAAACGGAGGAGTAAGGTATAAGTTGTCATCATCGTCTACATGGAAGTATTTAAGATGGACTGATTCGGGAGATATAAAGGAAGCCGATAGCTACAATTATCTGTTCATGTCTCATATAGTCAATATGGAGTATCAAAAAGAGCAGTGCATGGAAAGCCAGATGGTAGCCTCGTACGCCAATGAGATAAGTGCCGTGGAAGGTTCTGGTTTTGATTTTTATGGATCATCTTATTCGTATGTTAATGTGCAAGGGACTAACGGTCTTGAGGGGATGAACGTAAAAGTCATGAAGGTGATGAGAGATACGTTTAACGCCAAAAACTCGTTAAGTCAATCAGTGTCTTGGGACTTGGAAGCTATGTTAAGGATGTCTCTTTTTGGAGGGATGTCGTTATCTGGAGATATATTCGTATATTCTGGTGGGGGATATGAGCAAGTGGGAGAACTTAAGAATAGCCCTAACGTCAATAGGGGTGGCAACCCTTTTAAGTTATATATGGAATGTGATCAAACAAAATGGATGAAGGTAACGGATATTAACAAAGCTAATCATGGCGTATTTGATTTTGAGTCCGTTTATCCGTTCATGGGTGATTTTGATAATAAATTAAATGGATATGTAAAGAAGCGCGCTCCTTATACAGGATGGAAGGTTGAAAATGGAGGAAATATCATAACTGGACAATGTTGTTATGGATGGAGCGAATGCTATTGGGGTAGCACTATTGGTACTCGTACTAGGGTGGCTGCTCGTTTTCGCGGTAATGCTTACGACAGTAGTTGTTCGGCTCGTTACCTCTTCGCTCCCTACGCTGTTTCTTATGCGATTCGTCTTACTGCGGGGTCTGCCCAAGCTTTGTTGAAAGTGGGCGCAGCGACGCCGCAGGCGTAATGAAGGGACTGCAAGTCCTTACTTTATTATAAAAATCCTATCGCTTCTAGACAAATCTGACATAGGGATCAGGGATTCTGAAATTAGAGAGATAGGTTGAAATAACGGATAAGAGGGCGGCTGCTCGTTTTCGCGGTAATGCTAACAACAGTAATTGTTCGGCTCGTTACCTCAACGCTAACAACGCTGTTTCTAATGCGAATCGTAATAATGCGGGGTCTGCCAAAGTAATGGTATTTTATGTTTTTAGATTTAATCCCTCTTGTTCGTGGCCGGGAGTGCCGAAAATTATAAGACATACGTATATGCGTTCAATATCTCGTGAGATTATGAACAAAGGGATACGATGGTGGTCATACAAGCGATCACGTTTAATGCCAAGCTTGGCTAAAAATGGAGATGATTGATGAAAAAGTTTTCTGGTATTTTTGACTCTATCAATATTGATATGATCAAGGAGGCTGTCGTTAGGGCCTCGGATAGACATGGGTGGAAGACGGAAGTTATCCGTTTTAATGAGAATCTTGATGTTAATTGTAATATGATTTACGATAATTTGTTGGATGATGGTTATCTTTCTTTTATCAAATACAAGAAACTTGAGAAGATCAATGGGAATGGGAAGGTAAGGAAGATAGATAGTCCTACTTTCGTTACCCGTATATATCAGCATCTTTTCTTGTTGCTCATAGAACCTGTTTATTACTTTAAGGATAATATGACAGGTCTTAATTGTAAGCCTGGCTGTGGCATAACATCTAATACAAGAAGAAAATCCGTGGTACGATTATTAAAGGGCCTGTTTTACGATAGGCTTGATTTGGAATGGGCGCTTATCATTGATCAAAGGAAGTGTTATGATCATATAACTGTTAAGGTTTTTCGTAGGGCTATGAGAAGGATTGTTGATGATCGTAAGCTGATTGATTTTGCTGTTAATGTTTGTTTTGTCAATGGCAAGCTTCCTATAGGTACGCCTACAAGCCCGATGGTTCATCATATAGTTATGCTTGGATTTGATTATTACGCTAAATCCATATCCCCTTTTGTCGTTAGATATGCCGATGATGTTATTATGGCTTTTCATACTAAAGAGGATGCTAACGCTTCTAAATGGAGGGTTAAAAATTATTGGTGGTATAATTTAGGCATTAGGGCTAAAAGCAATACCACGAGGATATCTAGTCTTTATGATAGTATAGATTTTTGTGGATATGTATTTCATCGTAATGGGATGGATATAAGCGCTCACAATAAGGGATATGTGTCTGTTGGGGAGAGAACCGTTAATAGGGCTAAGATATGTGGTAGTGATGATAAATGGGCATCTTATTTTGGTATATTTAAACATGCTGATTCGTTTAATTTGGCTTTAAGAATAGAAAAAGATATGAAATTAAAGGATTTAACATCCAAGATCAAGATAGACAGATCTATGGATGCCAGAAATATAGATATAAAAGGGTTGATCGACAAGAAGTTTTTTGTACTTGATTATGATATAAGGAGAGACAACAAGGGAAATCCTAATTGGATAAAATGCCTTATTGGTATAGACGAGGTAGTTGATGGTGTTTTAACTGGCAAGATCGAGGCAAGGGAGTTTCATGGCAATTATCAAGGAATCATTAATTTTGTCTTAGCATGTGAGGTTAAATATGGCAAGAGCGCTATTTTGCCTATAGAGGATGTTGAGATAGAAAACCAATGCGGTTATATATTTAAGGATAGTACGAACCAATTAAAATACATTTGATATGATTAATTTAAATTATATTGAGATTCCTTCTTCTGTTGACAATGATGACAATAAGGGGAAAACGAGATGGGTGGATGGTAGATGCGTGTCATTGGATCTAGGAGGATCGGTGTTGTTGTATCTTGGTCATAAGACGTATGTCAATGACAGTTATGTGGATGGTGATGGTAGTGTCATCAGTAAGACTATTACGGAGGCTTTCCCTGTCAAGCTGGATAAGCCGGTGAGCCGAGATAAGGCTATAATTGCCGCTGAGATGACGGCCTACGGATTGGATTCCGCTTATGATGTGGCTTCTCTGGATGCTTCTTTGGCGAGGAAATTCAGAAATAATCCAGAAGATAAAGAGGTGCAGGATCATGATATGTTTATATCGTGGGTAAAGGTAGAGCTTGATAAGATTGGACTAAAGGGCGGTTATGATGAAGATCAGACGTTGCCTGTTAGTGGGTTATGTAAATTTGTCAAGTCTATAATAAATAAGGTGGAGCTGTCTTCTTCTGAGGCGTTATCCATGAAAGAGTATTATCCTGAATGGAAGGCTGGAATCAATGTTCAGGTTGGTCAATATTATAGGTATGATGGCAAGTTATATGAATGTGACCAGCAGCATACCACGCAAGACAATTGGAAGCCAGGGAATCAAACCGCTTTATGGCATGAGGTGGTGGATGGTAGTGCTGGGACCAAGGATGATCCTATATTATACAACAATACGCATGATTCTGGGTTTGAGGGCATGATTCTGGAGATCGGTAAATATTATTCCCAAGATAATATCTTGTACGAGTGTATAAGGGATAGTGTTGTTCCTTTGATTCATGATTTAAAGGATTTGGTTGATCTGTATGTAAAATTAGCATGAGCGATTATATATAATTTTACACCAGTTTTATATAGTCATGATTAATTAACGATACCGGAGGTACGCCGGGAATTGAAGCACGTGGAGAGACCTCTTTAGAATCAGTTTCGTGCAAGCGGATTCAACAATGTCCCTGTGAAGCGTGAAAATATGCTTTGGGTGTAGAAAAGTATATAAGTACCTTAGCATGAAAGAAAAATCGGGAAAGAAGAGCGATGGTAAATCCGGTAAATGCCCGAAGTCTGGATGTGTCAAGAAAGTAGGGAATGATTGGCGGGTGGTCAGCAACAAGACCGGAAAGTTATGGCCGGCTAAGTACAGGTCGAGGGATTCGGCTAAGAAAGCTCTAGCGGCTTATCACATGCATTGAAAAGCGTAGGCGGGTAGGTGATATGAGTCATGTACCCGCCTAATGTTTTAATCCGCATCTGATTATACCTATCTTTGTAGAAAACGTGATTTATGGCTAAGAAAGATAAGAAAGAGGAAATCCCTTCATGGATAAAGGATTTGTATAAGGAAGATCTTGATCGTGTTGTAAGAGGTGAGCATCCCATGTATTTTAGGGGTATGAATGATGGTCCTTTAAAGAACGTATCCCCGGAGTTTGATATCCTTAGTGGAGGAGCTGCTGTTAAGGGTATGAATGGGATAAGAGGTGCGTTGTTTCCGTTGAATAATGGCATGGGTAATTATAATTTCAGCATTAGGGGTATAAATAAGAAGATAGGCGAGCTGGTTGATGAGGCGGGGTTGTATTTGCCTGAGAAATTAAGACCTATATATCAGACTGTGGTGGACGCTATGTCGAGATCCAAAGATAAGGGTCTGAGTCATATCACGCAGCCGTTGGCCAACGCCCTGTACCCAGCGGACGAGCGGCGGAACCGGCGTCTGGAAGGGGAACATCCCGTTGGTTATGTGGATGCCATAGACGGCATATGGCCCATGGAGAAATATGGGCTATGGGGAGAGAAAATTGAGCGGAAAGCCGAAGGAGGTCCTACTGGTAATGATCCTATGTATGTAAGACAAGATGTATCTGATAGAGCTTCGTATTTAAAAGACATCATAGGTAACGCCATAAGAAGGAGGTTGTATGAGAATGTAACACCTGATGTGGTAGCCTCAAATGCCAGTCTTCCCGATAAGGTTAAGGAATTTATATACGGAAGAAATGGCAAAGCTAATGTTGATGAATATAGCGAACAGCTATGGGGTAGATTCTTATCCCAGCCTAATAGTCTTGACGGAAATAGCAAGGAGATAAGGATTCCTGATAATGTCATTACTGATATTGAGAAGATGTTCAATCGTGACACTAAGGATGAGATAAAGAGGTTAGATAAGAAGATTCGTGATACGGAGCGAGAAATATATGGTTCCGATAAGCCGGTTACAGATGATGCTTATGGTAGGCTGGAGTTTTTGAAAAAGTCTAGAGAATGGGTAGATACTTTTGAGAAGAATCGTAATTCGGTAAGATCTGGAAAGCCTACGGTTTTTTCTGAATACGATTTTTATCCAGAAGCTGCTGGTGATCTTACCCCATTGTCAGGATTTGGTAATTTTACAATTTATAGGCGTCCGGATGGAAGGTTAGGTGTCTATGACGTATACGATTTTCATGGTGACGATCAGGAATTTCCTGTAAACGTAGCCACAAAGGTACTAGACGCTATAGGCGATAAGTTTGAGGAGAGAGGGTCGTTTGAGGATCATAATCCTCTTCTGGAAAGCGGGAAGGATGCTCTTATCCGTAACGCTATTATGTCTAAGAATAAGTTGGAGGATAAGGAGGATGGAGGTCCGGTAAATACAGAACGAGATTATGGTGCCGGTAAATACGTTATTGATCCTAGTAGATCAGAGGATAGTAAGATGGTTGTGTATGATGAGATATGGGACTATCTGACAGAAAAGAAAGGGATACCACAAACTCAAGCTATCGGCATCCTATCGAACATCGCCGCCGAGTCCGGAGGGGACACCGAAGCCCTAGGAGCCGCCGGTGATTTTGGCATCCAACAATGGCTTGGACCGAGGAAGAAGGAGCTACAGCGCAGGTATGGGAAGAAACCGACATTGACACAGCAGTTGGATTATCTCGTGGATGAGTATCAAGGAAAGGTCCCGGGGTTAGGTTGGAATTACATCAATCAAGGAAAGTTTTTTGACAAGGACGCTCAAGGCAATATATATAATTACTATATGTATTCGAAAGCTGATTTTGATAACGCCACGAATTATAAGGACGCTACCGTGGCATGGAATCAAGGATACGGAAGACCCCTTGGATCGACCTTGAGAAATGAGAAGAGATTTGAGTTCGCTGATATGTTCGCTAATAGGTATGGTGTTCCTGAGAACGAGCCAATGAGATACGAGTTCGGGCAGCGGGATTCCGGTACGGGAGACGGAGGTCAGCAGCCCGTGCCTGAGACGGTAGCCCCCGCCGATCCTTCTTTGGCTTCCCGTCCTGCCGTTGATAGCTGGTGGGAGAAGGAGGGTCAAGATCTGTTATATAAGATGCTAGCTCAATCCGGCGCTAACAAGAAAGCTATAGAGGACATCGCTAATAATATCAAGAATGATCCCCAGTCAGAGGCGCAGATAGCGGAGGCCGAGCGTATGCGTAAGGAACAGGCGAAAAGGCAGTTGGTGCTTAATATGATACCTGGGTTGATGCTGAATATAAAAGGAATGTCGTCAATAAAATCCGAAGGAGGTCCTATTGGGGATGATAAATGGTTTTATGATAAGGATCAACGAAAACGCATCGTGGACAAGCAAGAGGCGATAAGAGCATTAAGCAAGGAAAGGCATAAGATTCTAAATGCGTCAAGATCTGCTTTTCAACAGGGTCTTATAGATGAGGATCAGTTTAGGAGAATAAATAATCTCCCTGTATTTAAATTAAGTGATGATGTAAAATCTGATGGCGGGAATAACAAGGAGGCGGAACTTATAAATAGTCTTTTTGATACGGCTATGTATGATAGTTTTGGAAAGTCTGTTAAAGAACAATCAGTCGAGGAGGAGAAAAACAGGAAGGAGCGGTTTTATCCTTACAAGCTCATGGCTGATTCATTGCTTACGATAGGTGATATAGCCACCGCATCTCCTGGGTTTTTGAGATTGATAGAGCGTTCTGGAGCAAGGTTGTATCCATTGTTGAATAATATCGCTCATAGTAATTCCATTCAGAAAATCTCTGGATTGTCTGGGATTGGCGTCGATTCATCGCAGATAGCATTGGATCCTGATGATGATAACCTGTGGAATATCCTTGGTGTTGCCGGAGCTGCGGCGGAACTGATAGGAGGTATGGATATATTAAGGAACACGAGCGTGATGGGGAGGATTGGGGATAGGTTGGATGATATCCTTGATATAGCCAATCCTGTTGTGACATTAGGAGGGCTTGCTGATGATGTGTTAAATTAATTGGTTATATTTGGTTATTTTTAAAATGTTTTTTTAATATGAAAAGATTGTTGTTTTTATTCGCTATGTTATTGACACCATTCGCTTTGATGGCGCAGGAGGTAATCCCATCAGAAGGGACTATCACAATTGATCTAACTACCTTTACCGGTATCATGACTTTCGTTACTATGTCAGCTACCCAGTTGGCCAAGGTTGTGCCGTATATTGACACCCATAAGTGGGCTAAAGTCCTATCCGCCGTAGTCATAGGTATGCTGGTTTGTATATTAGCGTGGTTTCTAAAGGTGTCTCCATTGCTTATAGGGAGTGAATGGTGGGAGGCTCTATTATATGGAGTGGCTGTAGGTCTCAGTTCTGCCGGTTTCTATGATTTGGTTAAGGCTATAGGATCATTATTCATAAAAAGAATTTAATTCTGTACATAATAATAGCATTTGCTGAGAGACTCATCGTTGTAAAATGATGAGTCTCTGTTTTTTTAAATTATCTTTGTGTCAGAACGAAATTAATTTGATATGGGCAAATATGTAATCAAGAGGAAGATACCTAAATATCAAGAGGCTGGGGAAGTCACCCCTATTATGCCCGGTAATGTTGTTGGTCTTCAGGGTATTGGAGTGGAGCCTTTGGTTTCGTCTACCCAGATAGGATTTGATATTCAGCAGCCTGATATTAATACCATTGATACAAGTGATTTGAGCGCTATCGTTGACAGCAATAAGAAGGTTGACGAGTCTGGCAGCACGGATGTTTTTGACTTTACTACTATTCCTTATTATGGCGCTGATGATATAGGGTCTAGATTCACTCAGATGGGTCGTGGTATAGGGCGTATGAGAAGCGAGGGATACGGTGATTTATCCACCGGGGCTAAGACGGCTAATATCGTAGGCACCGTGATGTCAGGTATCGGTGGTGTCTTAGGGTTAGCTAGGAACGTGTTCTCAGGGATGGCGTCAGAGCAAGGCACTCGTACTAATATCAGGCTGGCTCAAGAGCGGGAGGCTAGGCAAAGAAGGCAATCTCAGATGCAGTATAAGGATGGTGGCGGTGTTTATCTAGGACCTAATAATAGGTTCGATAGCGGTAGCCTTACCGGTGAGTATCTATATCCGTTACCTAAGTCGATGGAAGATCAAGCCAACGTAGAGGTCGAGAAGGGTGAGTACGTGACGCAGCCCGGAGAGGCGCCAATGGAGGCTATGGGGCAGAAGCACGCCGATGGTGGAACCCCCGTTTCCTTGGAGCAGGGAACGAAGGTTATTACCGACGACACAACCATAGAGCCGGATTTCGCTAAATACATCAGAGATACGTATGGGATCAAAGCCACGCCTAAGGATACGTATGCTACGTTAATGGACAGGTATAAGGCTAAGATCGGTCTTAAATCGGCTTACGATGACCAGAAGAAGGCGTTGGATAAGTTGAAGAAAAACGATAAGATAGATGATGAGAATACAAGGCGTTTAAACGCCTCCGTATTATCCAAGGCTATAAATGATAGTAACGATACTGTTAATGGTTTAGAGGGGAGGTTTACGGACTTCGCTAACGTCATATACAAGGAGCAGGAAGACCGGAAGATGAAGAAGGATGAGGATACGTATTTCGCCAAGGGAGGTGAGATAGATAACATCATATCCAGATCCATGAAAGAATACGGTCTTACGGAGGAGGATATAGCTGAGGCTAAGAAAGAGCTGCTTAAGAAAGTGGCTGGTATTCGTCAGAAGATGGAGAAAGGTGGTAGCTCTTTATTCGATTATCTCCTTACTTTCCGTCCTGTAGAGAACAAGTACAATAATAAGGATAACACGTTTGGGTATCAGCGTCAGGGTCAGGATGGCTCTTATGGCGGTATTAATACCGATGAGAGACTGGAGTATTATAAGACGTTCATGCCTTTGGCTTACGATGCTTATATGAGCGCTCCGAAGGCTACTGCTGCCAAGGCTCTTCAGGATGCTATATACAACACTACTGGTGGGTGGATGGGCTTGGCCACGGCGGAGAACCCGATCATCGCCAACGCCGAGGCACTTCGGGATTACACGACGCTCGTTTCCTTTGGCGGTGAAGATAGTCAAGGCAATTACCCGGAAGATAAGAAGGCCGCATATCATGATAGGATGAGAGACAACAAGTTTGGTCAATACTCCTCATCTCGCCCTATGATCGGTCTAGACGTTGTTACAGAGGAACAGCATAAGGCTCTTAACGATGCTGGTATCACCCATTTTAGTCAACTGTTTTCTGACAAGAACAAGGATGTCGTTAATAAGATACTTGGCGAGGATATGCTTAAGATGCAGGCGTTAAGATCCATGAAAGGCATGGAAGGTCTCGACTTCATACTCGATCCCCACAAGGTGGCTCCCGGTCCTATGGATATAGGTGATGTGGAGGATCCCGATGTTAAGTTGGATATGCCTGAACTTATTGATGCTAGTACCCTTCCTAAGACGAATACCAATACAAATACAGATAAGTCGGATAACAATAGGGGAGGAAGAAATATAGTAGGTGGTGGTCTTGATTTTCCTGAGGTGTTCAGGATGACTCCGGGAGCCGTGACAACGGAAGGTCTGGAAAGACATTACGCTCCTACCGTGGACCCGGTGTTGAGATCGGCTGATCAGTATATGGTTGAGGCTAATCGTGCTTTCCAATCACAATTGGATCAGATGGGTAATGTCCCGGATTCCCAGAGAGGGGCTTTATCTTCCAATTTACAGGCTATCATGAGTTCCAATATAGGTAAGTATATAAATGAGGTAGAACAAGGGAATGTGGCTCAAAGGACTTGGGCTGATAATGTCAATTCTCAATCATGGGCGAATACTTACGACAAGAACATAGCCCAACGTCAAGCTTATCAACAACGGATATTGCAGGGGCTAGCTATTAATGACGAGAATTGGGCTAGGTATTTCGATAGCGTGAATGACGAGATCCAGCAGAAGTGGAACACGGCTACGACCATGAATACATTAAGATCTATATTTGGGGATGTTAAGATTGGTCCCAATGGCCAGTTGATCGCAGACCCTCAAGGAGATATATTAAGTTACAGGAGATTATATCCTGCTCAGGAAGTAACTAAAGGCAAAAAGGGATAAATAATGGCTTCACAATATAGTATATTAAGGAATTACGGCAAGTACGTATCACCCTACAACATGGATGTCATGATGCAGGGTATGGGATACATGCAGCAGAAGATAGATACCAATCGGCAGGCTATAAACGAGTATGCTGATTATATTATCAATTCTGACATTATAAAACCTCAGGATAGGGAATATCTTCAGAATAGGTTAAATGGATTGATACAGGACGTGAATAACGTGTATCGTAAATCCAATCTGGCTTCTGATGGTATAGCCAGAAGTATACAGGCTCGTCTTGGAGAAGCTCTGGATACCCGTGTGTTGAATGCTATTGCCGGTACTAGGGAGATCCGGGCTTTTAGCGAGAAGATGGAGGATATGAAGCTGAACAATCCCAAGATGTATAGTCCTATAAACGAGGCTGAGGCTTTTGCGGATGCCGTGGCTTGGATGAATGACGGTCAGGTAGGGACACGTCTTAATCCTATACATTATACCCCTTATACGGATTACCACGCTGAGATTGATGAGAAGATGAAGAATTTCATCTCCCTTAACAAGGGGAAGAAAGTCAATGTACCGGTGACTGATGCCAATGGCAACAGGACGGGCGAGATGCGTGAGATGTATATAGATGAGATGAGTTACGCTCAGGTCAGGGATATAGCCATGGCTTCTATATCTGAGAACGGTAAGGCTCAGATGCAATTAGAGGGAAGATATATGGCTAGAACGAATCCTGACTTATTTAATGTTCAAAGCACCTCAGATTTCCTTAAAGGGTATATTGATGATTTCAGTGTCAAGGAAGAATCCATACGAGCCAAGCTAAAGGGCGTTGGCAATGACAAGGCCAAGAGGGCTAAGTTGGAGTCGGAGCTGGCGGATATTATCAAGCAGAGAAATGATTTCGTGGAGGAGGCCGAGGGCGTTATCGGTAGCAACTACAGCCCGGAGCGAGCCGGCATGTTCATGGTACGACAGCAGTTCCTTCGTGGCGTCGGGCTGAGATGGTCTTATAATAACTCATACGAGACGTTGGGTGTTGATGATTATTATTTCAAGGCTAATCAGCAGATGATGGAGAGAGCTAAGTTTAATGAGACAAAAAGGCATAATCTAGCCATGGAGAAAGCAGCGTTGATGAGAGCCAGCAAATCGGGTAAGTCGGAGAATGGAGGTGATGACACGACCGGGCCTACCGTGGTTACCAAGAGCGCAAACCTTGACGATGTGAGCATAAGCGATGAGTTCATGAACGGGTTCATAGCCAACGAGAAGGCGGTGACTACCGGCATGGGTAATTTCGTTAAGTCATTATCAGATGACGCTAGAAGGAAGATCGACGCATGGGCGTCTGATCCTGAGAATAGTAACGTGGTCAAGGATATGGATAACGATCAGGTTATCATGGCTTATTTCAAGGCCAATGGAGGGTCAAGGAACGAGTTGCTTGATTACAATGGTCAGGATAGTTATTTGAAGCTTCTTGGATTAAATACCCAAAGAGGGAAGTATAATAAGATCAATGATGGATTCAATAAGGCGAGCAATGCTGTTTTGGATGGTATTGATACTATAATTCAGAGAGAAGCTAGATCGGACAGTGGGTCAGGTATAGATATTAGTTATGGATTCGGCACATTCAATCTTGGAGATATTAATAACAATGGCGATAAGGTTTTTGATATAAATGGTATAAACGATATAACATTAAATGATTGGAGTAAGTTGTCCGCTTACAGCTCTTTGTTAAATGATAATATAAATACTATTAATTACGGTGTTGAAGGAGAAATGCCTCATGTATCAATGGATTCGGGTCAATCAGGTGTCTTATTGGATCGTGTGAATGATTTAATGGGAACGTCTTTTTCGCTTGATGATATTGAATCTATAATGTCTCTTGCCGTATCTGGGGCTAGTAAGAATAAGCACATTGAGGAAATAAGAGATAGGTTTGCCGGGGATAACAGGGCGATCGCTGTCGCTACCGCTATATATGATGAGGCTCATAAAGAGAGGAATGATTTATTAAGACATAAATGGAGTCGTGGGGATTTAGGTAGGATCGCTGATGACGCTAAACGTGCTGGCGAGGATTACCTGAGACAATATCGTCATGAGTATGCCGAGCGTGAGTATATCTTCTCCGGTGATTATCCGTCTAAAAGTCAAGAAGAGAAAGATTATATAAAGGTTAGTGACCTATTTACCCGTGGTGGCGGTTTTATTCCTAAGGATAAGGATAATGCCAATACGAAGATAACGTTTACCATATCCCCTATAGGTGATGGTAATTATCAGATCATTGGCAATAATGGAGGTGATGGTCGATCTGTTGTTGAGGTAAGCGAGGCTGATCTGGCTGCGAATAGACTTACTTTCTACAAAGAGGATGTAAGCATCCCGTCCGAGACCTATGATTCCGGTGTCGTACCCATATCTTTCGCCAGCTCAAGCAACAACGCTTATGGGAAGATGGCTAAGTCATTGTTGGTAGCTCCATTCGCTTACGCTAGCGGGGCCAAGGACACGGTAATGCCTTATATAGATATGTTTACGAATATAAATGACGGTAATATCAGGAAGAATCAGATGATGATCGCTACTGACGTGTTGTTCGATAACGCTTCTATGTACGAGTTAAGGGCTTCCGGATATAAGTATAATAATGGTTCTTCTGGGATAAATGTTGATATATATAGCAAAGGAGGGGCTAGAGAGGGTAATACCCCGTTGTATTCAATTGATCTGGATGGCGTTAACTATGCTGATGAGGTAGCAAGGAAGATCGACTTCTGCCCGCAGTATTATTTGGTCATGGCATGGCAACAGATACTTAGCAAGGAGAATGAGGTGTATTGGAGGAGCGAGGGAAGATCTACTACTGATGATTTCGAGAGCTTCATCTCGCCCATAGCTGATATGATTGATCAGGAGATAAGAAACAGGAATAACGGAAATAGTGGAAATAATGGAAACAATGGAAATCTATAATAATACCTCTAACGGAAAGGATCTTGCCGAGAAGTACAGATATCCTACCATAAACGTAGATAATATAAAGGCTATTGGTACGGATCCCTATGATATACCGGATCGTGACCTGCCTCCGGTATTGGATCCGTATTCCGCTTCCGAGAGATCAAAGTCCCAGATACCGTCATTGTCGGAGAGGATCAAGAATACTGTTAAGACAAATTATTATGATGATATGAAACATATGTCCCCATTAGGATATATGGCTTCTGATCAAAGCTATAAGGGCAGGTTTAATCTTACTGGTCCGGAGATATCGTTGGAGGATTCAAGGTATCGACTTAGTAGCGGTACTTGGATACCTAAATACGAGTCTTATATCCCCGGTGTAGATAACGACACACGTTTATCTAGGAGTCAAGGTAGGACTGAGAAATGGATGAGAGGTTTGGGGAAATTTGTAGGTAAAGCCGCTTTGTATGGATTAGGTGGTGTTATTCAGCCTTTTTATGGTATTTACGCCGGTGTATCCAGAGGTAATTTTAACGCTGTTTTTGATAACGATTTCACGAGATGGTTGGATGATCAGGACAAGAAGATGGATTACGGTCTTGCTCATTATTACAATCGTGAGGAGCGGGATATGAATTTCCTTCAAAGCATGACCACGGCTAATTTCTGGTCTAACGATTTTTTATCCGGTCTTGCTTTTACCGCTGGAGCCATGTTATCGTCAGCCGTATATTCCGGCGCTGGATTGATGAACTTAGCTCGTACGGGAGCTAGGGCGGGCGTGGCTTTGGCTAGGATAGGCAAAGCGGCTTCGGATACCAAGAAAGCGTTCGGCGTCTACCTTAGGGCCGCCCGTACGGGACGGAGGATAGGCAAGGGACTGGACACCCTCGCTTTCCTTGGCACATCTACCTCGTGGGAGGCGTCTGTCGAGGCCAGAAGCATGCTGATGGAGGCTGAGGAGAATTTCAGGCAGTCTTACCGTAACGCTTATGGAAGGGAAGTCCCATATGAGGAGCTTATGAAGTTCAGAGCTGACAATGCCAATGCCGCTAATGCCGTATTTGCCGCCAACGTCGGCATATTGTCATTATCCAACATAGCTATGTTTGGTGATATGTTTGGCATGGAGCTGGGCGTGGATAAGTTCATAAAACGCAATATATTTGGCGTAGGAGCCGAGAGAATGGACAACGGTGCACTAAGGGCTATAACACCAAAGAAATGGCAGAAAATAGCTGGTAATACGTTTAATATCATCAAGCGACCGGTATCTGAGGGTTTGTTCGAGGAAGGTCTTCAAGGTGTTTCCAGTAAGTCTGCGGAGGATTGGGTGGAATCAAGATATAATCCTATGGCCATCCGTCAGAATATAGGTTATATGGAAGCTATAAAGAACGGATTCAAGGAGACTTACGGATCTAATGAGGGCTGGAAGGAGATCGGCATCGGTATGATTATTGGATCGGTTATGGGAGGAAAAAGTCTTGGAGGTATAAAGGAATGGAGCCAAGACATGTCCCGTAACAAGGGGATGGTGGAGGCCTACAACACTAATGCCGGCGCCTTGACCTCGGCGGCCGTCCAAGCTATTCGTGGCAGCATGGCTCTGAACGCTCAATTATCAGGCTTGAAAACGGATAATAACGCTGACGATATACCTAATTCTAGAATCGTAGATAAGACTTTTAGTGACGCTGTATTCAATCGTCTTCGTTATGATCAGGAAATGGGGATGTTAGATGATACCAAGGAGAATTTCAAGACAGTCATCGAGTCTATACCTAATAGCGATATAGCCTCTGATATGAATATGACAGATGAGCAGGTAAATGAGTATAAGTCCAATCTTATTAGTGAGTTTAATAGGAAGGTTGATAATTTTACTATGGCTAGCAGATTTGCCGACTCCCTTACCGATGGTATATCCAATAGATCATTTAACACCTATATCTCCAACATGGCTTATAACGGTCTTGAGGCTAAGGATAATTTGGATGATATCGCTAATCAGTTAGGAAGGATATACAATACGGATATAGGCCCCGCTCTTGATATATATTCTCGTCTTAATCCTGATTCGAGTAGGGATCTTGAGAAACTTAGGAAGCTTACAGATGATATACAGAAGATGGAGAAGAATGTTTTGAAGCTTCAGCAGAGTATCACGTCTAAAGAAGTTCTTGAGTCTGATAAGGTCAAGTTAGCCAAGGAGAATGATAGACTTCTTAAATTGACGGAGGATAGGATTGCTTTGGAGAGGAGATTAGCTACGTTAGTTAACTCAGAGACAGATATATCTAAGCTGTTATTAAACAGGGATGAATCAAGGATCAGCGCCGCCGATCTTATGGCAGCTTATGAGACTATAGTCGGTTTTGAGAATGCCGTATCTATCCGTGGGGTTGATAATCATAAGGAGGCTATGGCGTTGCTTAGCGAGTATCGTCATAATCTTGTGGCTTATAAGAATATAAACGAGTCACTTCGTCGTATGCGTGACAGAAGATTCATCCGGGCGCAGGAGCGCGGGTTCATGAAGATATTATCGAACGCATGGGGGAAGACTTATGAGGAGGATGACAGCAAGTATGATTTCAGGAATACCGATGATCCTGATGCTAATTCCCTTTATGCCAATGATCAGGCCATAGATAAGGCTTATCAAGATGGTCTTATAGGAGAGGACGAGGCATTTATGTTCAAGACCTATAATCATATGATCGCCAGATCTATGGAGAATGATATCAAGGCTGATGAGGGCGGTATCGTTGAGAATGTACCTGATAATGAGGATATCATAAATCCTTCTGATGATAGAATCAATAATATAGCTATAAAGATATGGAACGGTAATGAGGATATCTTATCTCCTAGGGAGAGGCAGATATATGATAATAACAAGGATCGTATCAATGATCTTGTAAATGGGTTTGGCGATAATCCTATAGCTAGGCTTAATAAGATTAGGTCAATGATAGATAGGTTAAATACCAACGATAACGTCTTAAATAACATCAGGGATACTATTGATGATATCATAGATATGAACATTAATGGTCTTGATCAGGATCAGGTTAAGGAGGCTATACAGACTTATAATGATCTTATGAATGATATTGACAACGGGAATGAAGTTGATCAGGATAAACTTAATGAGGCTATTGATATTATCAATAACTATTATGATGGACCTCTTCTCCAGTTCGTGGAATGGATGAGGCTGTATGATAATGGAAGTATGGTTGTCAAGGATTACGATAAGTCTATACCTATGGGTGATGTTCTCACGGAGAGCGAACCCGGAACATCCACTGGCAGGACGGAGGTCAACGCCGCCCAGAATCCGGTAGTGTTGATGGCCCAGAAGAGAGAGATTGGCGGGGTCATGTATTATGAGGTTGGCGGAATGAGACTTGACAGGTTTATGGATGGTCTTGGGCTTAAAAGATCTGATGCCACTGACACCGATAATGGGAGGGTGATGGATTTCACCAACGGAACCGACATATTTACTGTTATAGAGTCGAATAACCATTCAAGATGGATGATTAGCGAGGATGACACTCAGGCTTTCGAGAACGCTACCGGTGTCATACTGGGGAGGCAGACCGCCTTATCGACCTCCAACTGGTTCATGGTGTATCGCAAGGGGCAGGATGGATCTGTTGTTCCTTATTATACAGGAGATGCATTTGGCTCTAATAATGAGTCGATAAATCAAGAAGCTGCGGCTAGTCTTCGTAAGAACGATATCGTGAGGTTCAAGGTAGATATGTTAGATCCTTATACCAAGGAATTGTATGATAAATACAATAGCCTTTATACCGTTGATCCTAATTCTGACGAGACCAAGTCTGCCCGTAGTGATTTGGTTAATAATATGGTTATTAAGATCGTGGATGGTGACGGTAATTTTGTCTCGGTACTTAAGACTAATGATCCAGACTCAAAAGGGAGTAACGCTGATTTAAGGAATATGGCCTTTGAGTTGTATAGGGATAATGTGGGATCTGTCGCTGGCGAGATTAATATACCGTTCGTAGGCGCAGTCACCAGTGTTTTGCCGGGAAGACCGAACTTCAGTGTAAGTGATGATAATGGTACGTTGATGGTATCCGAAAATGACTTTACCAATGAGACGGTTGGTAAGGTCGAGAGCGTAGGATATATAGAGAACGGGGAGGTTACGATGAGGGATGATATTAAGTATAATATATTTCCGTTCTGTACGGCTATCGTCAGGGACAAGTATGGTGATTATAAAAATTCACGTATCCCGGTGGTAGCTATAAAGACAGGAAATGGAAGAAATTACCTGTACCCCGTAAGATTGAAAAATCAGGATACATCATCATTCTCATCTATGATCGGATCGATGGCTGACAGAATTATAGAGGGTCTAGGTGGTGGAGTAAGTATTGATGATATAATGGATCTTAACAACGCTATAGCCAGATCCGGGCTGGATAACAAGACATATGTGATTCCGTTGGCGGGAGACGTGGATGTTATCAAGGGACGGTTAGAGGCTGTCAAGGAAGCCGCTAGCAAGATGCCTATGACCGCTGACGTAAGAGGATGGATAGGCGATTCTAGGACCAAGGAGGATATTTTGATGAATGACGTTACGATCAACATCGATCTTAATAACGATCCTTTCATAGCCCCTAAGTTCAGGATGAGTATTAGGAGGGATGAGACGTTCTTCGAGGATACGGAGACCCCGTTCGTTAACCCGCCCGGTCCCCAATCGGAGTTCGCCTCGCCTACGAAGGCGGCAGAGGATAAGTCTTTGGTTTCCGACGGAAACGTAGTGTCAGGGGAAAATGAAGCGGAAAACCCTTGCTAAATAAATTATCTTGATTTATCTTTGCGGTGTCAGTCCATCACCTGACGATTAAGATATTTAAAAGTTGGTCCCTGTCGGGTGTGTGATGGCCCCGGTGGGGACTCTTTGTATTATGCAGTTAGATAGTTTTTTACACCGGAAAATTATGCAAGACCTACGCCTCCAGCGAGTGAAGGTCTTGATGATGTTATACACCAGTCATTATTTTGTCAATAACAGACAAAGGCAGTTGCTTGACCATACATACGCTTTAAGCAGGGATCAGGCTTTTGATTATATGACTGAGTTCAATAAAAGGCTTAGTGATAAGGTTGGTATAAAATGTACGATGGATGTACTTCTGCCTACCGATGACGATAACGCTAATATCATAATCGAGTACAATGGTATCATCAAGAAGCTGATGAAGGAGGCTGAGAAGCTGGAGCTTGATACTGATGCTATCAAGTTCATGATGCGTGATCTTCTTAATGAGTTGAAGGGTGATATTGATCTTAACATCCTGATATTTGACGTAACCCAGTTACTTATAAAATACAATCTATTTAGGTTGGACGCCATAACCGAGCAGGAGTTCAAGGACTCTTTTGTCAGGATGGATAGTAGGAATATGGAGATAAAGAAATTAACTTTATCTGATATCAAGAAGGTGGTGATGATGATGGAGGATAGGTATGATTATGCTTTATACATGACAGAGGAATGCGATTGATTACATTTTTTGTAAAAATATCTCCTGTTTGTTTGTAGTTTCAAAATAAGGTCTTATATTTGCGGTGTCCATCCGTTATTGGGCCATAAGAAGATATTAACTCGCCTAGGCGTAGGCGATAGATGAGAGTCATCGGCGGAATAACGGACGCCAATGGCTCTCGTTGTTTTTATATTATGAGTGAATTATCTGAGATTTTTAGTTATGATGGAAATGAGGTGACTTTTAAGACGATCAATGGAACGACTTATATTAATGCCACAGAGATGGCTAAACACTTCAATAGAAGACCAAATGATTATTTATCGCTAACATCTGCAAATGAGCTGGTTAGTGCAATTACCAGAAAAACTGGTAAATCTGAAAATCAGTTAGTTATAAAGAAGACTGGAATGCCAGCTTTTGGAGGTGGAGTATGGCTGCATGAAGATATAGCTATAGATTTTGCTCAATGGCTTAGTATAGATTTTAAGTTATGGTGTGCAGACAAGATAAAGGAACTTCTATTGAAAGGACATACATCAATAAATAGGAATAACTCTGATATAAGCAGAAACGATCTTCCATCTGATTATATAGAGGCATTAGAGGCGTTGCTTAAATCTGAAAAGGAGAAAAAGGCATTAGCCGAGGCGAAGAAAGCGGCAGAGGAAGCCAAAAGGATATCTGATAATATTATCAAAGAACAGGCTCCTATGGTTGAGTTTGCCAAGACAGCCGAGATAGCTCAAGAGACGGATATGTTGATCAGAGAGGTTCGGGAAAAGCTAGAGGCTCATGGGTATGATATAGCGGAGAAGAATCTTAGGATATTGCTTGAGGATAATAAGTTCTTCGCCAAAACCGGTAAGAGATGGTTGCTTTCCCAAAGGATGATAGATCGTGGTTACGCTCGTTACAGGTATCGTGATGACGATGAGTTTTATGGAACTAATACCGTCTACGTGACTCCTAAAGGATTCCAGTGGATCGTGTCTAAGATATCTAAAGAATGGATGCCTAGGTTCTTGGAATTGAAAGGCAGGGTTCTCAGTAGATCAGATAAGGATATTTTCGCTAAACGATAAATTCCATTTTTTTTGTTATTTAGGATTGAGTTTTTTGCCTGTCCGTGAGGATCGGCAAAAAGATTTGTACTTTTCGGAGAAACATAAGGTTTGTTATATTATTGTTATTTGGCTCCCGTCCGCTCGTGAGAGTAGGCGGGATTTTTATATCTTTGTAGTAAGAATATATAGAGTGTATATAATGAGATTAGTTGAAAGACATATTATTAAGGATAATCGGTTTGAGGATATCTGCCTTAAATCCGGATTGCTGTACAATTATGTGCTGTATCTGGTAAGGCAAGGTATTTTCGATAAGGAGTATTTGAAGGAATATGATCTCTCGACTAAATTAGGTAGGGAAAATCAATTTGATTTTAGGCAATTACCATGTAATGTGTCGCAACAAGTGGTTGGACAGGTATTTAAGAATATTAATTTATGGATTAAGAATAAGAAAGATTTTGACAAGAATCCTAGTAAGTATAGCAATCATCGTTCCCATCTCCCAAGATACAAAAAAGGGAAGAAGCAGAACATGGTCGTTTTTACCAAATGTAATTGTCGGATAAAGGATGATGGTTATATTCATTTTGTTAAGAATGTTATTGAACCGATAAAAACTAACGTAAAGAAAGATGAGTTAAAACAGGTAAGGATAGTACCTCAAGCTACTTGTTATGTGGTAGAGGTAATTTATGAAAGAAAGGAGATAGATTTAAACTTGGATAAGGATAATTTCCTTTCGATCGATTTAGGATTGAATAATTTATGCTCATGTATCAGTAATGTAGGAATCAAGCCTTTCATTATAAACGGGAAAGTTGTCAAATCATTGAATCGGTGGTATAATAAGAAGAAAGCCAGATTGATGTCGTATGTTAGCGATAAGGGAACTTCTAGGAGAATAAGAAGGATCTCTTTGTATCGTAATTGTTGGATCGATGATAAGATGCATAAGATCAGCAAGTATATCGTGAACTTCTGCGCATCGAATAACATAGGTCGTATTATTGTCGGTCTTAACAAGGAATGGAAGAAGAATATAAATATTGGTAAGAGAAATAACCAGCATTTTGTCTCTATCCCTCATTCTAAGTTAATTGATAAGATAACATACAAAGCTAAATTGCTGGGTATAGAGGTTGTTACTCATGAGGAATCTTATACGTCAAAGATCGATCATCTGGCATTTGAACCCCTAAAGAAACAGGATGATTATCTGGGTAGAAGAAAGAAACGCGGATTGTTCCAAAGTTCTATTGGAAAGCTGCTAAATGTTGATATCAATGGAGCTATCGGGATAGCTAGAAAAGTAGTTGGCGATTCGTGCATTAATACGATAGTTGATAGTGGGTTTGCGTTTAACCCAGTTAGAGTAAACATTTTGTGATATAAATATTAATCTAATTAATAAAATAGATTTTAATAACGTGGGACGATCTTGTTATGTTATAAAAAATAAGGAGGGTGGGGTAGATAATGTCCTTGCCCCTAACAACCAACCATCCGGATTATACCAAAGGGCGATGGAGGTGCTTGGCGACCAGAAGCAGGCCTTATCGGTCTGGGGTACGGCCTACTCCCCCGACTTCGTGTCTTTCTTTGGCGATTGGATGTCCATGCCATCAGAATACGACTTAGACAGCAATGGGGAGCCTAGGTATGATGATGTTATGTCATTTATCAAGCGAAAGAATTATGTAGCCGGTAATTTTATGGCCGATGAGGTTAAGGATATCAATAATACCCTTACTTCCTTGGGCGTTGATAATATCAATGATCTTAATGATATGATCGTATCTAATTTCCTTTCAGGCGGTGATATATTCCTCAATAGGTACAATCTTGAGCGATCTGGGATGTATGATGCTGATGAGATTGATAATATCATGACTAACCGATCTGAGTATGAGCGGGTAAGGGATATGATGAGGAGGATTGTCGATTTTATGTCTGAGGGGGATCTCAATGAGAAGGATACATATTTCTTGTCCTCCGAATCAGGCCTTGGTGATGATTATATGATATATGAGGATGCGTATGATTCATTGGGAAAGAGAAGGGTCTTGAATCCAATGGAGGTAAGGGATACGATCATGAGGGCGGTAGGCGGTATCAGTGACCGTCGGGAGTTCGATCAGGCTTTCGCCTCCATCCCCTACTCTTCCTTGGCGCTCCGGTATCAGGAGGATCAGGATTACGCCGATCGGATGTATGACACGTATCGTAATATGACCCGTATGGAGGTCAGGGATCAGGATGGGAATACGATTACCGACTCACACTATTACAATACCATACCATATATCAGTATGCCTAAGGACATGAAAGGTCTAAGGGATAAGGTTGGGGAGATAATCGATATGGACGATTTTAAGGACATCAAGGATGTTTCCGGACGTCTGTATGACATAGCTATGGATCTTGCCGACATGGGCGTGGATATAAGCGAGGCGATCAGCGATGAGATGGTTATATCTAGGCCGGAGGATATCCGTGACCTTATGGCATCGTTGGATGTCATGTTATCTTCTATACAGAATGGTGATCCGGTATATGATGACTTTATTTCCGATCTTGATAGGATAACAGGGAAAGGGAATCCGATATACGAGGTTCAGGATACTAACCTTACCGGTGATAGGATGGTGTATGTAAGGTCCGGGAAAACATCTCCTTCCGATATGTATGACAGGAACATGTTGTATGTAGGTAGAAATACATACCATAACACGACCCCGATAACCGACACCGATCAGGCCTATGAGGTGCTGGCTGATATCGGGATAGAGCGGCCCTCGTACTTACCGACAGGCGTGGTCCCCCAAGGGGCTTCTCGATCTGATATTGGCGTGGTCAAGGATAATATCAAGAAGTTGGTTATGGATAACATCTCATCCTCCAATACGGAGAGTATGATCCTTGCCAGATTGATATATCAACATCCCGTTACCTCTAAGGTGGATGATGTCGATATTGATCGGGAGTTCAGGAGATACGAGGCTAGGCAGGGAAAGGATCGGGATTTTATCAAATCCTGCACCTCGTTGAGGAAAATCCAGATCAAGGAAAGGTTAAAAAAATCGGATTTATATAATAATGTCTTGCGTTTCCTTGATTTTAATGGATTTTATAACGTATCTTTGAACCACCATGACAGAGGTACGTTAAAAAACATAGAGATGTCGTTGCCGGATGGTCAGGTAAGGAATCTTCTGTTTGACGTGGCTATCGAGTCCAGTGACAGCAGCATGAGAAACCTTTTCTATCTGGATAGACAGGATAGGATGATGGATGCCGGGTTTTATAGGTATCTGTACCAAAGGAATCCGGGTCTGCTCCGGGAGGTCAACGGCGGTGTCGAGGCGAGACCGGACGGCTTGTTTTTGGCTCGTGGGAGGTACGATGATTTCGTGTCTTTCCAATCTGGCCTATATGAGAAGGTGGGTGAGACGGTTAATGGTGGGATATATAGTTTCGTGGATAGTTTTATATATTCGGATCCATCATCAT